CACAACAAGACCAAGCATTACAGGAGAGGATTCAGAATTATATGCAACAGCGTCAAATGCAGATTCAGCAAAAACAGAATGCGGCGATTGGACGACTAGGGGCGACTCCCACACAGTTTGGTGAAACTGCTAATTAAGCAGTATAGAAAGTAAATACTATGCCATACGGAAAAGGAACTTACGGATCGAAGGTTGGAAGACCTTCCAATAAAGCAAAAGCGATGGCTCGCAAGAAAATGAGTCCGACTGTAAAAAAAATGCTTAAAAAGAAAAAGAAAAAATGAGTATCACTTATCGTGGTGAACGTTTTAGTGGTTACAATAAACCTAAGAGGACACCGGGTAAATCCAAGAAATTTGCTGTTCTTGCTAAGGAGGGCGATAAGGTTCGCCTTGTTAGATACGGTGACCCAAAAATGTCCATTAAAAAAAATATACCTGCTAGACGAGCTTCCTTCCGAGCAAGACATAAATGCGATGAAAAGAAGTCTAAATTAACAGCAGGTTATTGGAGTTGTAAAAAATGGTAGCAAAGAAGAAAAAACCAAAACCAACAAATCCTGCTCTTTATTCTAGGGTAAAGTCAGAAGCTAAAAGGAAGTTTGATGTTTATCCATCTGCTTACGCAAATGCATGGTTGGTTAAAACCTACAAAAAAAGAGGTGGTAAGTACAAAAACGCATGAGCCTTAAAAAATGGTTTGGTAAAGGTTCAGAAGGAGATTGGGTAGATATTGGTGCGCCTAAGAAAAAAGGGAAGTACCAACCTTGTGGACGCAAGTCTACAAAATCAAGTAAAAGAAAATACCCGAAGTGTGTACCACGCTCAAAAGCTAAAAGTATGACTGCGGCACAAAGAAAAAGCGCAGTATCAAGAAAAAGGGCGAAACCACAAGGAGTCGGGGGCAAGCCTACTAATGTAAGGACTATTGTTAGAAAAAGAAAAACAAAGAAAAAATGAGTGGTATCCGTAAAACAGATCATGAAATAGACCATGAAGATGCAATCCGAGCGATGTCCGTTCTCAAGGACGATCCTAACTTCAAAAAGTATATTGAAGTGCGTGAGAGTATGCGTGAAGAAACGATTAGGGCGTTGCAGACTCCTGAGAACATCGGAGACACAAACAGACACTTTTACATCACAGGAAAGCTAGAAGCTATTGACGAGGAGTTAGATGTATTATATAAACTTTAGGTAGATAATGTGTAATACCCATAGCCCTCTACGTTCTTGGGGTAACGTAGGGGGTTTTTTGTGCATAGATATAAATATGTAAATAATACTTGCAATATATATATCAAATACATAGCCTAATATGTACTAGGCTATACGCCTTGCATATTTATGGAAGAAATTACCAAAGAGGTTGACTCAGAATCCTCCGAAAATTCTGTGGAAATAGAAAAGCCTGTTGATGGGAATGTATCCGTTGCGGAGTTTGCAGATCAGTTACTGAGAAACAAACAAAGAAACGATCCTGAACCTGAAGCAAGTACCGAAGAGACGGAACAGTCCACTGAAGAAGCTGTGGATTCAACAGAAGTCACTGAGGATATACAGTCTGCTGAAGATGCGGAAGACGAGGATGACTCCTCGCCACCTCCACAGACTTCAGATGTTCTTTCAAAGTTTAATATTGATCTAGATAGTTTATCGGAAGACGAAAGTCGTGATTTAGCTAAGGCTTTAAATGCTAGTGCTGTCAAAAGGTTTGGAACTCTTACTCGGCAGAAAAGAGAGTTAGAGGCACAGAATGAGGCATTGCAACAACAAGCAAAACAAGCTGAAGAGGGGTCTACTCCAAGTTATTTAAAAGATAATGCTTTATCTGATATTACTGATGAGCAATCTTTAGTTGAGAAAGTTGAGCAACTAAATGACTTGATTGAGTGGACAGAAGATAGCATGGATAACGAAACTCAATACGATGATGAAGGTAATGAGTTTATTGCTACAAATGGTGATCAGAAGTTCACAAAAGCTGACTTAAAGAAATTTAGAACAGATGCAAAACGTTTGTTGCGTAAAGATGTTCCTGCAAGAGCTACATGGTTATCGGAAAGAAAGCAAGCTGACGAAATGGCTAAGGATACATTTCAGTTTCTAAGTGATCCTGATAGTGAAGATTACAAGTTGTTCAACCAACTAAATGACAATCCGCTCTATCAGCCATTTAAAAAGCTACTTCCTAATGCTAATTATGCGATGGGTCTTATGATTGAGGGGTATAAAGCAATCGAGGGTAGAAAGAAAAATACTGCTAAACCACCACCTAAACCTAAAGCACCTGTAGCATCAACAGAAGCAGGTACATCAAGACCTAAATCTAATCAATCAATGAAACTGAAAGCTGTGGAGGCGGCGAAGAAGCAATATGAATCTTCAGGCTCAATGGCAGACTACCAACAATATTTAAAAATAAAAAAATCTTAGGAGGAAATTAATTATGGCACAAGCCGCAAGTTATAACACATCCGGCAACCGGGAGGATTTAACCGACGTCCTCACAATTATGGAGCCGGAATCAACACCATTCACAAGTATGGCACAGAAAGCCACCGCAAGTGGTACTTTCTTTGAAGTCCAAGTGGATGATCTTAGTACACCAAGCTTCGATGGAGTTAATGAAGGTGAGGACGTTACTGCTTTTGATAATAAATCAGTAAATCGCGCTCGCATTGGAAATTATGTTCAGAAGTTTCGCAGAAGTTTCGCAGTAAGTGACATCCAAGAGATTGTTGCTACAGCGGGTGTCACATCAGAGTTCGCCAATGCTGAAGCAAAGGCAGTCAGAGAATTAAAGCGGGATGTTGAAGCAGCTGTATGTTCAGGTCAAGATCGTCAAGCTGAAGCCGGAGCCGGTGCCCCATACAAAACCCGTGGAATGTTTAAGTTCCTTGGTCTTGGTGGTCAACCATCCGACATTCCTGCTTTTGCTCAGAATGTTGCTAACGACACAACTGCTACGCAAACTGAAACAACCTTCAATAGCGTTCTTCAAGAACTCTACGAAGCTAACGGAATGCCCGGTGGTCAACTTACTCTTATCGCCGGTCCTACTCTCAAAAAGGAAATAAGTGACTTTGCTCGTCAAGAAGGTTCTACAACTGCTCTGTCGTTTCAAGTTACCCAACCTGCTGAGAGCAAGAAAATAACCTTATCAGTCAATTTTTACGAAGGAGATTTCGGAAATGTTGCAATAGTACCTAGCGTGTATTTAAACCGCACATCAGGCAGCGACACAATTGATGGTGATGCAGGTCTTCTTATCGACCCTGAGTACGTGGCAATCCATACTTTGAAAGCTGAGTCTAATTCTGAGCTTGAAAATCAAGGTGGTGGCCGACGTGGTTTCTGTGATATAATTGCGGGTCTCGCAGTTCACAGTCCGAAAGCTCATGGTTACTTTAACTAATATTAATTAGGAGAACATAAGACATGGCAGAATTAACTAACAATGAAGCAGGTCGCGGTTTTACTCACATATACACTGCTACCTATGAAGACCTACAAACAATTGGCAATGGTGGTCAAGCTACCATCGCAACTATCCCTGCGGGTGGTGCTATTGAATGTGTAGGAGTTTATGAATCAGAAGCGTTCGCTGGTACAACCTCTTTGGTTATCGATGTAGGAACTTCTTCAGGAGATCCTGATGAGTTTATCGATGCTCTTGATGTTGATGCTATGACTGCTCCTGTTTTCAATACAGGAGATGCCTTCACAGGCAATCAATCACAACCTGTAGGTGGAACAAATAGTGCCACATCTGTACTTTTAGAAGTCACAGATGCCGCTATCGCATCAGCTACAGCCGGAAAGATTGTCATTGGTCTACGTATTGTTGACCTCGGACAATTTGCTTAACAGCATTTAGGAATATGGGAGTGACCTACAAAACAGGTCACTCCCTTTTCCAACCCAATTTATTATGGCAAACATACTTCTACCAAAGTGGAGCGGAGGCAATGGTTCACAGTTTATGAAAAACTTGGATCGTTATTTAAGATATGAAGTGGATTTAGAAAAGCATGAAGCATCTTTGCGCGAGCAGATGGTTCGCAAGGAAAATAAAGAAATGGGTGTGGCTAAGACAGATGGTCTAGGTCAATTAAAGGGATCAATTCCCGCGAGAGAATACTTTCGTTGGCATCAATCACATCGTGGTTGTTGGAATGATAAATCATTTGTAAGAGAATTTTTTAGAGATAACCCATCGTTTAGAGCTAAGACTTTAGCATGAGACAATTACCAATAAGCACAATGCTTTCCAATCTTAAACACACGATTGGGGTAGATAGCTTATTGTCAGATGAGCAAAATGCGGCAGTTCGTAGTTTCAATCGTTTTGGTAGATTGGCATGGGAACGCACAAGGTGGCCTGATACTATTCGTTTAGAGCAGAAGACACCTGACTTACAAGTACGCAATGTAAATGTAGGTAATGGTGGATCAGGATATACATCAGCACCAACAGTATCATTCACAGGAGGTGGAGGCTCAGGAGCAACTGCTACTGCAACAATTGACTCAGAAGGTCGTGTAAATGGTGTGGCAGTAACTGCACATGGCACAGGATATACCTCTGCACCAACAGTCGTGTTTACTTCAGCAAGTGGAAGTGGTGCAACCGCATCATCAACTGTGATGAATGTTTTAGAGTTTAGTGATACTATAGGTGAGGTTTTGCGTGTTACTAATAATGACCCCTATGATTCAGGATTTGCAGATGAGGTGGCATATCGTGTAGAATTTTCCTCAAGCTTAAAAACAGATTTCGGTCAAATTACATTAGTTGATCGTTCAAGCACCAAGCCTGTATTTGTTTTATATCGTGCCCCATTTACTGACTACTCATCTACTAGCACAGACTTCCCTTATGTATTTAGCGAGTATGCCACATACGGAGCATACGGGGATTGGCTAACCGCAGATGGACAAATGGAAAAAGGACAGGTCGCATTTCAACAGGCTGAATCACTTCTAACAATGGAACTAGATAAACTAGAGCGTCAGCAAGGTCAGCAGAACTTTATACAATTCGTAACATACGGAACAACATACTCAACCAATATTTAAAATGGCATCAGAATACAGAGGATTAGGACTTAACGGAGGAGAATACATTAATGATACTGTGGCGCACACAGGTGACTTCTTTTGCATCGTACCAACCGAAGACACAGTGATGGCGAGCATCACAAGTAATATCGATAACATCGCAGATCTCTGCACAGGACAGGATGCGACTACATTGACTCCAAGCACACCAATTTATGGACGCACAACTTCGTTCACGCTTACAAGCGGTGCAGTCATAGCTTACCGAGTCTAATGAGCGATCTAGCAAATCAAACACCTGCAAGCACCTACAAAGGTCTGCTTCAGGTAGGAGATTACACAGACGGAGTGGACTCTACAGTTAAGGCCGTGCTAGATGGCGAGGGCACAGCGTCCGCACTAGCTATTGGCACAACAAAAGTGGGAGTGGGGACAACCTCACCGAGTCAGGAGTTGGATGTAAGCGGAAATGTAGTAGCAGACGAGTATGCACTTGATCAAACAGGGTCAAGTAGTTCTGCGGTGGCAATTCACGCACCTGCGACAAATGAGTTAGCACTCCGCACTAATTCGACCGAAGCGATGCGTATCGACTCCGACGGTAAAGTCGGAATAGGGACTACTACACCCGACTCTTATCTTACTGTATCAAAACCTCATACTGATAGTTCTGATGGTGTAGATAATTTAATTACCTTATCTACAGCTGAAGCACCGTCTCAAGATTTAGTTGCCGGAGATGGAGTTGGTGTTCTTTTCAAGATTCCTTGTGCGACAGGGCAGGGGCAAGTTGGGGCAAGGGTTGCAGCAGTTAGAGAAAATGGAACTGACCTCGACTCAAGTACCGAGATGATTTTTGAAGTCTCACAGAATGACGAAACTCTTGATGAAGCCATGCGTATCGACTCCTCCGGGAATGTGGGAATAGGCACTGCGAGTCCGAATACTGAATTGTCAGTCGTTGGAACAGTTACGGCAAGCAGAGAAGTTAAATATGTTTTAGAATTATCGACTGAAGACCCCACCGATTATGATATGAATGCCAATGACGGGGTGGGTATTCAGTTTAAACTTCCAAATCATTCTTCATCTTCTTTTGTAGGAGCAGGGATAGCGGCCATGAAAGGTGATCCTGCTGATGAAAGTAGTGCCACTGACTTAACTTTTTTAATTTCACAAGATAACGAAACTCTTGATGAAGCGATGCGTATCGACTCCAACGGCAATGTCGGTATTGGCACTGTCTCCCCCTCAGCACCCCTCGAAGTAACATCCACAACAGGTGGGGTAATTATGCCGAGGATGACTACTACGCAGATGAATGCAATCAGTAGTCCGACTGACGGAGAGATGATTTACAATACTACCGAGAATAAGTTTTACGGACGAGCTAACGGAGCTTGGACAGCACTTCATTAAAAGACGATGCCCGGATTAGCCCTAGGACTTTTTATAGCGAAACCACAGCCTGGTGGAGATGCACCCGCTATAGACGGAGCGTTAACGACAGAACTCAGTGAACCACTAACCGCAGAGAACGGAGACATCTTGGTATTTGAACCCGAAGGTGGCACTCCTCTTTTCAATAACACCTACTCAGTTTCTTTTGATGGTGCGGATGATAAAATGCAAGCGGGAGACTCTACTACCATTGCTTCAGCTTCTGTTTTTACCATTTCAGCGTGGGCTAGGTTTCATTATGGAGGTTTTACTTTTCTTGCATCAGGCACGGCAAATCAGGATCGAATTTATATGGAACTGTACAGCACTAAGGTTGGAGTTGTTGTTAAAAATGGCCCCGGAGGTGCAGCTAGATGGACAACTTCACTTAGTCCTAATACTTGGTATCACATTGCTTGCACAGTAGATTCAGGGACAAGCAAACTTTTCGTTAATGGAGTTTATCGTGCGACTGCTTCGGTTGCTACTTTATCGGCAACAGCAGGGGACGATCTTTCCATCGGAACAGACAACGGTAACGGGATGAGTGCTTTTTCTTTTGATGGTGATGTCGATGAAGTTTCCTTGTTTAGTTCAGCACTTAGCGATGGCGGAGGTTTGAGTATCGGAGACACAGCAGGAGGAGACATAGCTACCCTCTACAACTCAGGAGTACCTGCCGATATATCATCTTTAAGTCCAACATCTTGGTGGCGTATGGGTGATAATAACTCCGGCAGTGGCACAACAATCACAGACCAAGGAAGCGAGGGTAACGATGGTACACTTGTCAACGGCCCAACATTTTCAACAAATGTACCATCTTAATATTTAATATTTAAAAATCATGGCTAATAAAAAAATTACAGAACTTACAGACCTACCGAGTCCCGCAGGAGCCGACATATTGGCGATTGTGGATGATGTCGCTGGCACCGCAACCACTAAGAAAGTAACCGCTACTAATCTGATGGGTCTAGCACCTGTGCAATCGGTCAACGGATCGACAGGAGCAGTGACAGTTAGTGGTCTTAGTTTATCCACCACATCACCTACAGCTAGTGGAACTCCTTTAGCGTACACATTAACATCCGCAGAAGATGGTAAGGTTGTACTATTTAACGAGTCGAACAATGTGTATGTCACAGTTCCCACAGGACTAGGTGCAGGATTCAATTGTAAGTTTGTTCAACTAGGAGCAGGTAAAATAGTTTTACAGGCGGGTTCAGGTGCTACTTTAAATGGGTACACTCCGGGTACTGAGGTGCAAAACACAACGATTGGGCAGTATGCTGAGATTGAATTAACACCCGTCGGTACTGATTCATATGTTATTGTTGGCAATACAACTACCGCACCATTTGTTAACACTTACTCACTTAGCCTTGACGGCTCCAATGATTATGTGGACTACGGAGCGTTATCTGCCTTAAATAGCACTTCAGCATTTACGATCAGTACTTGGATAAAAACTTCCACAAGTAATCGTATTATTTGTTCAGGAGGAAGTAGTGATCGGATGGAGGTTCGTGCGACAGGTATACAATTTAGGGTAGGTGGAACAAGTGCAAATATTGGCAGTGGTAATTACGATGATGGTAATTGGCATCAGATTACTGCTGTATACAATGCAGGTACAGTAAGTATATACGCAGACGGAAACTCAACAGCGGATGGTAGTTCTTCAAGCTATCCAACCTCTACAAGTGCCTCTGCCTACAATTCATTTCGTATTGGTCAAGTAGCAAATCTTTACTATTTCAACGGAGAAATTGATGAGTTTGCAGTTTGGTCTAGTGCCTTATCAAGCTCGGAAATACCTGACATTCAGGCGAGCAACACACCAATTGATCTAAGATCGAACAACGGAAACTACACATCGTCTTCTAACCTAATTAACTATTGGAGAATGGGAGATAATGACGCAGGTAGCGGAACAACTGTAACAGACCTTGTTGGAAGTCTTGATGGGACACTAACCAACGGAGCGAGCTTCGCAGCAGACACACCATAAATTATAAACTATGAGAAACTATGTAATTATAGACGCATCGGAAGTATCTTCCGTAGATTTTAATCAAGTCCTAGAAACGAGTGCTGACACGCTTAGATACAACCTAGCAGGTACACAGACTTTTGTTAAGTTTGAGGGCGACACGCCTAGCTTTCTAGAAGGTAAGACTGCACTTGATCATTCGGAGATGTTAGCAGTTTTATCAACCGAGGAGTGGTCATCTGACGATCCTATATGATCTATCTGCTGATAGCACTATGCTTCCTGACCGCCGGATGTTCCTTTCGTTCGACCTATCCGACAATTGGCGGAGTTATAGGCGGATCAGTAGGAACGCTTGCAGGTGGCCCTGTGGTAGGAGGTCTATCTGCTGGTGCGGGTGTACTCGCAGGAGAAGCATTAAAAAACAAAGATGCACTTGTAGAGGCTGAAGAAACAATTGAGGCATTAACACATGGAGATGTGAGTGCCCTGGTAGCTCAGGGAATGGCCGAGCATAAGAGTGGATTCGCTGAGTTCACTTCCTACATAAAAAGAATCCTGATAGGTGCGGCAGTAGTGCTTGGATGCTATCTAGGAATACCCATTTTTGTGGCTAAGAGATGTGCGAAAACAGAAGTCACAAGATCCACCACTCGACCTCCCTTTCCGAGACCTTCCGATTTAAAATGAAAAACTTAATTCTACTCAAAAAGAAATTTGAAACACTCCCAAAACGAGGCAAAATGATTACAGTCTTTGTGGCCTTAGTGCTAGGCATCATCGTCCTCGACCTATTGTTCTAATGATTGATCGCACCTCTATATTTGGTATGGGGGGCACATTAGCCACCTTCGGTCTGTCTACATTAGATAGTCTCTTTGGATGCATTGCCGGAATCATTACCATAATTTATATGGGTAAAAAACTGTATCAGGAGTTTAAAAAGAAGTGAG